CGGGGTTGTCACTTAAGCGTATGGTCAACCTGACAACCCGGTGTCCTCAACGGGGGAAGGAATAACCCCGCCATACTTACCGCCGCGCCATTTCGCGGATTGCCACAACCGGAAGCGCACGGTCGACGAAAATTTAACGACAGGCTATCTATGAACCAGCTACCTCGCCGAGCGCTTTCGCGTTATGGTCTGACTTTTCAGGGAAATATCCTTTCAGTAAACTGTCAGTGCCGGATGCTCACCCGTGTCCGGCGCACGCACTCCACCTCACCCGTGGAGAACTCCTTAATCACCAACCCTCAGGAGGGTGAAATGTCGACTGAAAATGATGAAATCATTAACTCCCTGATACGCCAGATTAATAATTTTGATAAAGCATTGCAGCATGCTGCGGCGCGTAGTGATATAACTCTTTTAGCAATTTCATTTCTTGCATCTGTTATGGATAAAAATGAAGTCGTACGACAGAGTCTTGTTGATTATATCGACTCGCTTCAACCCGGCACTTTCAATCATGAGAGCTTCAATCATGAGAAAGAGCATGTTAAGTCTGTAATTAATTCTCTTATTTTGAATCAAAAGAATTAATGCTTTTTGTTGCAAAGTAATTTTCAAGGGGTTCTATTCGAATCCCTTTCGTTTTCATTAACAAGCCAAACCCCTTATCAATGATGTCCATTAGATCCAGGAAGTATTTTTCATGTAAATCCTGGTTATCAGAGAGCTGCTTCTCTTCGTACAGACCGATAAAGGCACGACGCACGTTACCGGATATAGTATCGATGGTTTCTTTTTCTACGGTACTCAGGTCAAGAGTCGCCAGTTGGGAACGAACTATATTCGCTGCCATTTCCTGGAATGGCATTGGTAAATCTTTAAATTCCATTATTAGCCTCGTTGGTTAGCTATTAACGTGGGTATGTAACCATTCTGGCAATGCTTAATGCCGCTGCTTTTTTCCAGCCTGGTGATATCCTGCTCCAGAGCGGACAGATTTTCAGCCTGCTTAGTCCTGGCTTCATTGGCCCATTTCAGATCCTGCACTGCATTAATTTTCTGGCGCATCCACTCATAAAGTTCATCATCGGTATAGTCTGGCGCGATGATGACGGGTTCTCGTTTCTGCATACTGATTCCTCGCGGTGCTGTTTCGCTTATCAGCCGTTAGATTTTCCCGAACTGGAAAGCGCCTGTTTAAATTCACTGAAGCTGAGAGCTTCTTCGCCTTCGGCAAGACCATCGAAGTATTCTTCGTAAGCCTTTTCCATGATTGTGTCGAAATCCATATCACTCACCTGAGTTTCTTTCCAGCCAGCGACGGGCACCATTTTCGGTTTTAAACGTTTTGCTTTTGGTATACGTCATCGCGGTGAATGTGCCGTCCTGGTTGGGAAACACGCCGTACACCAGAGATTCGTTGTTGCCAAGCTCGATAGTATCCATGCTGACCTCATTTCCCCTTAACGCCGGGTGGCGGAACTAAAACCTACAGCGCCGTGCTGTTCTTGATAGAAATATTAGTAACGCGGATATTTTAAGTCAACAGTATGGCGTATGATATTTTTGATTTGGTAACTATGTAAATGTTTTTTCAAGGGAAAAATATTAGTTATACAGCTGATTTGCAGAAGTTATGGCACAAAAAAACCGACTAAGACGTCGGTTTTTTTGTTGTGGATGGGGTAGTGAGCGGTGGCTACTGGTTACGTTTCTTTAGTGCCAGCATGTTCTCGAAGGCTTCCTCGTAGAGCTTGTTTAGTCCACGTAGCTGGTTAAGGAGTTTGGCTTTTTCTGACGCAGGTAGAATCTCGAAGAGGTTAAGTAACTCTGCCTGTTCTTCATTGACCAGCCTCCATCCTTTGCCTGAAAAGTTATCATCATAAGTATCTGATGATCTTACATAATTCATTAAGTCTTTAAGGTCTTCTCGAATGTCCTCTGGTTTTACCTTTAACAGAGCCGCAAATTTTAGCGCAGCGTCGGTATTTACCGGTATCTTGCCGTTCAGATACTGGCTAACGGTGCCTTGAGATTCGAATCCCAACAACTCAGCCGCCAGCTCTTGAGTCAGCTTCAGCTCTTTTTTTCTTGCATTCCATGCGGCTTTTAAATTCTTGCTCGCTTCTGGAGTTGCAATCACTTCGCGTGTTTTTTTCATACATAGAGTTTATTTGTTTTACCAATATTATCAAAGATAGTCTGGCTATTGATCTTTAAAATTAGCGGGGCTAATATTTGCTCGAGGCATAACGTAGAAGGTTGGCTATGAACTTAAGAGACTATTTAAAAGAGAAACATATCACCCAGCTACAGTTTGGGAAGCTAACGGGTTTATCTCAGGTGCATGTAAGTCGAGTGCTGGGGGGCTATGAAAGATTCAGCCCTGAAAAAGCATTACGTGTTGCTGAAGTAACGAATTTCGAGGTTACACCTCATGAACTCCGGCCTGATATTTACCCGAATCCAACCGACGGCTTACCTGTTGGATTCAAGGCTAACACACCAAATGCATCGGAGTTGATTCATGAAAATCAGGCATGAGCACATCCGCATGGCGATGAATGCCTGGGCGCATCCGGACGGTGAAAAAGTTCCGGCAGCTGAAATAACCCGGGCTTATTTTGAGCTTGGTATGACGTTCCCGGAATTATATGACGACAGCCATCCGGAAGCCCTGGCTCGCAATACCCAGAAAATTTTCCGCTGGGTGGAGAAAGACACTCCTGATGCGGTTAAAAAAATTCAGGCGTTGTTACCAGCGATCGAAAAAGCAATGCCGCCTCTGCTGGTGGCCCGAATGCGCAGCCACAGTTCAGCTTATTTTCGGGAGCTGGTGGAGACGCGGGAACGACTGGTGAGAGACGCTGATGATTTTGTCGCAGTGGCGATCGCTGGTTTCAACCAGATGAATCGTGGTGGCCCTGCAGGAAATATTGTGGCTGTGCATTGACTCGCAATATTCATACCGGATCACTTCCGGCAATTTGTGAGTAAAAAGATTCGGTATCAGAAGAGGTGAGTATGGCTAACGCCTGGCTCAGATTATGGCATGACATGCCAAATGACCCTAAGTGGCGAACAATTGCCAGGGTGTCAGGGCAGCCAATTGCAACAGTGATGGCAGTGTATATCCACCTTCTGGTGAGCGCGTCACGAAATGTCACGACATGTCACGGCGTGTCACTACGTGGTCACATTGATGTCACGACGGAAGATTTAGCAAGTGCGCTTGATGTGACGGAAGAAGTAATTGATTCAATTTTACAGGCAATGCAGGGGCGGGTACTTGATGGAGATTTAATCACCGGATGGGAAAAACGCCAGGTACTGAAAGAGGACAATGGCAACGTTTCACAAACCGCGAAATCCCCGGCAGAGCGCAAGAGAGCGCAGCGCGAGAGGGAAAAATTACGAAAACAGAATGAGGGGTGTCACGACGAGTCACGCATATGTCACGACATGTCACGACGAGTCACGACAGATAAAGATACAGATAAAGAATTAAACCCCACACATAACGCGCACGTGCGCGAGAGTGCTCCGACCAGTGAGTCGAGTGGTACGCCGTTGCAGGCAGCAGAACCTGCATCCCTGGATGGACTGAGCGAACCCATCGGGAAATTTCCGATGGTCGATGACTGGCATCCGTCGCCGGATTTTCGACGACGGGCTGCGTTGTGGGGGATGGCTTTGCCGGAGCCGGAATTTACACCTGCTGAACTTGCCGCTTTCCGGGACTACTGGGCAGCGGAGGGGAAAGTTTTCACGCAGGTTCAGTGGGAGCAGAAATTCGCCCGTCACGTAAATCACGTCAGGGCGCAGGTTAAGCCAGTCAGCAAGGGGGTAAACCATGCAGCAGCACCAGGTGGCACCGCATCACGGGCAGTTCAGGAAATTCGGGCAGCACGTGAGCAGTGGGAACGTGAAAACGGATTTATCAGCGACGGAAACGGTCTGGAAGCTGTGGGAACTCATGGGGGAGGTTTATTCGAACCGCTGGACCCAGAAGAACGGGGCCGCACCTTCGAAGCTCTGGATTGCACAGATTGGCGCGATGACTGAGCAGCAAATCCGACAGGTCTGCCGCCAGTGCATGGACCGCTGCCGGGCGGGTGAAACATGGCCTCCGGACCTGGCTGAGTTTGTGGCGCTGATTTCAGAAAGCGGGGCCAATCCATTTGGCCTGACGGTGGATGCTGTGATGGAGGAGTACCGCCGCTGGCGTGATGAGTCCTGGCGATATGACGGAAGCGACAAATATCCGTGGCCTCAGCCTGTGCTGTACCACATCTGCCTCGAAATGCGTACCAGAGGGATTGAGCGCCAGATGACGCAGGGTGAGTTAAAACGACTTGCGGAACGGCAACTGACGAAATGGGCAAAGCATGTTGGTAACGGGATGAGTGTTCCGCCAGTGCGACGACAACTGGAAGGGGCGAAACACCCGCAAGGGCCAACGCCAATTGAACGGCTGAAACAGGAATACGAACGCCGGAAGGCCGCTGGTTTTATTTGAATCTGAGAAACGATTTTGTCGGAGGAAATTTTAATGGAAACCGTATTTGACGCACTGAAAGCAATGGGAAAAGCCACATCGGTAGAACTGACCGCGCGACTTGATATCAGTCGTGAAGAGGTTCTCAACGAGCTGTGGGAACTCAAAAGAAATGGCGTCGTTGATAAAACTGGTCACACCTGGTTTCTGGCTGGCGAAGGTGAATCCCGGGTAACCGAAGAGCGGCCAGTAAAATCTGAAGCACAGGATATGCTGACCGGGGAGGTCGAACAAAAAGTTACCGCAGACATGATGATTGAGTTTATCGGTCAGGATGGTGCTAAAACGTGTGAGGAACTGGCGGGTAAGTTCGGCGTCAGTACTCGCAAGGTTGCCTCCACGCTGGCGGTGGTAACCGCAACGGGGCGGCTGGCACGCGTTAATCAGAACGGTAAATTTCGTTACTGCATGCCGGGCGATAATTTACCAGCAGAGCCGAAAGCCGCGCTGGTAACGGAAAGTGATGGTAAGGCCTTTCCTCAGCCAGCAGGTGCTGCGTTACCAGTCCGGGAAGCCGCAACACAGGAAGAAATTAAAACAGAAACTGTGGCGGACATTGTGCAGCCGTTGCCATCGTTTACCGAAACGCAAGCAGATGAGCTGATTTTTCCGTCCCTTCGCAGGGCAAACCTGGCGCTGCGCAGGGCGAAAAGTGATGTTCAGAAGTGGGAGCGAGTCTGCGCCGCGCTGCGGGAGGTGAACAAGCACCGGGATATTGTTCGACAGATTACTGATTCTTCCCGCCGTGTTGTATCGGAAAAGTGATTGCCGGAGGCGCTTATGGCAAAAGTATTTACACCAGAAGAGCGGGAAGAAGTGAAGGCGCGCATTGTGGAATTCGTGCGCCTGAGCGGACGAGAAACTTTTCGACAACTGGCAGATAAAACGGGTGTCAGTAAGACCGCTATTCGTCGTTTATCTGGTGCGCTTGCGGCCAGTGGTGATGTCTGGCTCTCTGGTTGCGGGGTATTTCCATCAGAGCAGGCGTATCGCGTATGGCGTAAGACACCGGAGAAGGCTGCTGACCCGACACTGATTCGAAAGTTACCTGACGGAGAAATACGTCGTTACAACAGACGGCAGAACATAATTTGTCGTGAGTGCCGCCAGAGCGAAGTTATGCAGCGTGTGCTGGCGTTCTATCGGGGAAACTTTCAGGAGGTGATGGAGTGAGGGTCAGAGTTTATATTGCCGGTCCAATGACGGGATATGAAAATTTCAACCGTGAGGCGTTTCACAAGGCGGAAGAGGAACTGAAACGGGAAGGGCATACCGTCTTAAACCCGGCAGTACTTCCGGACGGGCTGACACAGCCGCACTACATGGATATTTGCATGGCAATGATTCGTTGTGTGGATGCGATTTACATGCTGAATGGCTGGCAGCGGTCAGCGGGCGCTAAGGCAGAGCTGGCACTGGCGGAGAAACTGGGGCATGCAGTGATTTATCAGGAGGTGGCTCAATGAGAGAGGTTAACTATGAGGCGCTTCGTGAGGCAGCACAAAACTATCAGTCGACGCTGGCGTGGTATCAGGCTATCCCGGACAGCCCAAATGCTGAACGGGATTGTGATGCGGCTCTTGCTGCGTTTAAGCGTCACATCCGTCATCGGGAAGCGGATATTATCGCTGATTTGCTGGATGGACTGGAAGAAGCAAAATCACAACTCA